GTCTATACAATGTATGACGAAGCTGTACAGGAGGAAAAGCGTTGGGCAACTTATCTATTTTCCAAAGGAAGTATGATTGGATTATCCGAAAAACTGTTACACCAGTTTGTAGAATATATGGCGAACAGGCGTATGAAAGCAATCGGCCTAGAACCAAGATACGAACAAAAACAAAATCCGTTACCTTGGGTAGACCATTGGTTAAACAGCAGAAGCCTACAGAACGCACCACAAGAAACAGAAATCGAAAGTTATGTGATTGGTGGTGTTAAACAAGATGTTAAGAAGGACCAATTTAAGAAATTTAAACTATAATGGAAAAGCGTATTAAAAACTGTTCATCCTGTGAAACTAAATATACCATAGTATGGGACTTTGACGAGCAAGATTTAGAGCCGTTAAATTGTCCATTTTGTGGATTTGAAGTAGAACAGGAAGAAGATGAAGAAATCTGGTCAAACGAAGACAGTAACGAAGACGATAATTGGAATTGATTATAGTTTAACAAGTCCTGCCATTTGTATTAATATTGATGGTGATGCAGGATTAATGTTTTATTACCTGACTAATAAGAAAAAATGGACAGGTAAAATAAGTGAGGAAATTATAGGATATGAACATAAAGAATGGACTGACCCAATTCAAAGATTTGGTTACATTTCAGATTTTGCTTTGGACCTCATATCTGGCCTTTATAACCCAATCGTTTTCATTGAGGGTTATTCATTTGGGTCAAAAGGTCAAGGCATTTTTCAAATCGCCGAAAATTGCGGAATACTTAAATTCAGATTACAAGAATCAAAGATACCTTACGAAACTGTTGTACCTAGTGTTGTTAAAAAGGGTGCGACAGGTAAAGGCAATGCTGACAAAGATATGATGTACGAAGCCTTTATCAAAGAAACAAACATTGACTTGAAGAAATTATTTGATACAGATAAAGTAGGTAATCCTATTTCTGATATTGCAGATAGTTATTTCATACAAAAGGTTGGTTATGAAAATAGTATTAAGAGCACAAAAACATCCTGATAACATCTACGGCACTATAGAAGAATTTGATTTAACAGAAATCAGGTGTATGCCAACAGATGAATGGTTAAAAAATAGAATGGACGAGTTTGATTATTGGTCCTCTTTTGAAAACCATGGCATGATTTATCCTATTACTGTATCACCACACACCGAAGATTGGGTACAAGGTATCATTAAACAAACTGTAAACGGCAAATACAAAAAACCTCAACACATAAAAGCAAATGGTGAAGTTAGACCTGGTCTATATGTTCAGACAGGTAACAAAAGAGTTTTTTGGGCTAGAGAAAAAGGTTACACACACATAGAAGGATATCTAGTAACTAACAAAGAAATAAAATCAAAAATAAGAAGTGACTTACATATACCACACGATAAGGCACCGAGATGATTAATATACCTGATACTATAATGACAACAGATGGTTATACACCACACAAATTTATACATGATTTTGTAAAACATTGGGAAGATTTAAGAGAAGAATGGCCAGAGGCAAGTTTATTTAAAGAAGAAGGCCATATCAAACCTAGAAAACACGGACAAAGACCTCATTTAAGAATGTTCATGTGTTATGCACCTTGGGCTGATAGTCCATATTTCGACAAATACAAAATACAAAGATATCAATTATCCGAAACATGGGATTATTTTGTTGATAAACTTTTTAGTAGTAAAGAATATTCTGATTGGTTAAAAGATACACTAGAGATACCTGGTAATAATTTTAAATATAGATTTGATTGGCATTTAACAAAGTGGGGGCAAGATGTATCTCCTCATGTTGATAGTGTTGGTAAATTAGGTAGCCATCTTATGTATTTTATGCCAGAGGGTTGGAATGATAAGTGTGGTGGACAAACCATATTTTATAAAGGTAAACTTGTTGACAATATGAATCCAGAAGCTAAAGACTTTGCACATAGTCAAGTATATAATAATACAGGTAACACTTCATTGTTATTTAAAAATACTGAAAATGGTTGGCATGGTGTAACAGAGGTCACCAGTGATTTAAACAGACAGATATTTAATGTGGTGGTTTTAAAAAATGATTAGTAATGTTTGGAATAAAGATAGAACAAGATTAGATTGGACATTTCCAACTAAAGAAGTCGCAGGTATTAAATTTAAATATGATAAAGACAATAGACTTATCAATAAAAGAATGAATACCTTTTTTACAAAAGAACCAAAAACATTAGAGTGGATTAATAGTTTTAAAAAAGATGAAATATTAGTTGACATAGGTGCTAATATTGGTGTATATACTTTATATGCAGCTAAGAAAGGTATTACAGTACACGCATTTGAACCACACGCTGGCAATTTTGCAGAGTTGGTAACAAACATATATATTAATGAGTTTAACAATGTTAAGGCATATCCTTTTGCTGTAATGGATAAGAATAGTGTTGATGAACTTGCTATGTTATCTATTGTACCGGCACAATCACATAACGATTTTGGTATGGAAGATGAAAGAGTAAAACATTATGTAGCTGGTTTTAAATTAGATTATACAAGAGTTAAACCACATCATATTAAAATAGATGTTGATGGTTTAGAAGATAAAGTAATTGCAGGTATGGACACTTCACTTGAAAATGTAAAAACAATGCTTGTAGAAGTAACAACAACAGATACTTTAAAACCTTTATTAGATAGAGGATTTAAAATAGATGAAAGTATGACATATAAGCTAAGTGATACTGAAACAAATTATATATTGAGGAAATAATATGAAAGATGTAAAAGGTTGGCAACTGCCTGATTGGGACAATCACTATGAGGGTATGTTAAAAGAATTTAATGGAAAGTTTGAATATCAAAAACCACAGAGAGATTATTCTTTAGGTTTTTGTAAAGAATTTAATGTTGCATTAGACATTGGTGGTAATATTGGTTTTTGGTCACAAGACTTATGTAGAAAATTTAAAAATGTATGGGCATTTGAACCTCATCCAGAAAACATAGCTTGTTACAGAGAAAATATGAAAGAGTTTGATAACTGGCATTTAGAAGAAGTCGCATTATCAGACCATCAGGAAGAAAACGCCACATTGTTTGCAAGTCCAGATGAAAGTGGTAATGTAAGTTTAAATTCTCATGGTGTAACACACGGCAATTCTAAAAGAATAATTGAAGATGATAAGTTAAACACAACTTATACAGATGTTAAAATGTTAGATGATTATATTGCAGAGTTTGAAGGTAAAAATATTGATTTTATTAAAGTTGATTGCCAAGAACATGAAAAAGAAATTGTATCTGGTGGTTTAGACTTATTAAGTAGGCATGACGCAGTATTAGTATTAGAATTACCTTGTAGAAATGAAAATGAGAAAAAATACCATGATGATATTGTAAACATTTTAAGTGGTATTGGTTACATTAGAAAAGGTAACAATAAAAAAGAAACAGTATTTACAAAATGGTTTGATTAAATGTGTGCAATTCATGGCATATTTAAAAAAGATGTAGATAGTATCATCAAAATGGTGGCGATTGCTCATCATAGAGGACCTGATGGTCGTGGTACTTGGCATGATGAATTCATTACTTTAGGTCATAATCTCCTATCTATTGTTGATGATGAAAAGAACTCTATACAGCCATGGGAACACAATAATTTAATTCTAGTTTATAATGGTGAAATCTATAACTACAAAGAACTAGGCGCAGAGTTTGAATTAACTACCAATACAGATACCGAAGTCATTGCAAGAGGTGTTGAAAAATATGGTGACGCCTTTTTAGATAAACTAGATGGAATGTTTGGTCTTGCAATCTATTTTAAAAAAGAAAAACAATTAATATTAGCTAGAGATTCAAATGGCACAAAACCAGTTTATTATGGTTTTGATAAACAATTTAATATATGTTTTTCTTCAGAAATCAAAGCACTATTAGAAATAGGTTTTGAAAGAAAGTTATGTAAACCAGCATTTGCACATTATCAAAAAGCAGGTTATAATTCAGGCTATCTAACACTATTTGAAGGCATACAGAAATTGGTGCCAGGTGAAGTTAGAACTTATGATGTAATTGAAAATAATGTAATTAATCAAAGAAACTTAAATAATTACAAATACACATATCATCACACACACGAAATAAGAGATAGAGTAAATCAGGCTGTAGAACAAACCTTAATGGGTAGAAGAAACATTGGTTTATTTTTATCTGGTGGTATTGATAGCACATCCATACTTTATGAGATGAAAGAGTTGGGGGTAAAACCAAATACCTTTACCTCTGAATTTGAATTAATTGACCCTAAAAGTAGATTAAACCAAGATAGTGATTTAGCAAAAGGTCTTGCAGAAAGATTTGAAGTATTTAATAATACAGTAAGACAATCTCAACAAGATTATGTTGACGCATTAGAAGATACCTTTTATGCGTTAGAAGAACCACGACAAGGTAAATCTTTTCCCACATATTACAACACAAATAAATTTATAGCACAAAACAATATTACAGTTACCCTAGCTGGTGATGGTGGTGATGAATTATTTGGTGGTTATAAACATCATAAAATAGGTGCAGAAGGTGGTGATTGGCGAGATAAACTTATTACTTTAAGTAGAAATAATAGAGAGTTAAGAAATCCAGAATTAAATTGTACAATAGATGATATGATGGATTATTTAAACGATTGGTTGCCCACAACACCAATGACAGGCGACAAGATAAATGATTTTATGTATATTGAAAGTTTAAATAGTTTAGCTGAAGATTTTTTAATTAGAAATGATAAATTAGGTATGGCATTTAGTATGGAAGGAAGATTTCCATACATGAACAAATGTATCAGAGATTATGTTAGAGCAATACCTGGTGAATTAAAGGTAACAAAACAATTTTTAAAAAAACCTTTAGTAAATAATAAGTTTTTACAAAAACAAGCTTTTAGAAATAGATTGCCTGATAATATTTTAAATCATGTAAAAACAGGTTGGCGATTTCCTACAGATGAAATATTGATTGGAAATAGAATATCACCAGCACCAGACAATGGTGTATTAAAAGATTATATTAGAGAAATATTAAAAGACAAAACATTACAAGATTTATTTGAGTATAATGAAGATGATATTGAAAATAAATATTTAAATAATAAAGACCATCCACCAGTAGGTTCAAAAAATAAAGCTGATATAGGTTTATTATCTCAAAAAGAATTGTTTATAATTTTAAACTTTGCTGTATGGAAAAAAGTATTTGGGGTATCAATATGAGAATAAGAGTAGTTACAACTTGGAATGATAGATTGTATAAAGAATATGCTTATAGATTTGAACGCTCATATAAAACACATTGGACTTTTCCTCTAACAGTTTATAATGAAGATAAAGACCTATTTGATTTAATACCAGAATGTAAAGAATTTATTGATAGAAATAAACACAGGCCTCATAAAGACTTTTTAAGGGACGCTTGCCGTTTTAGTTATAAAGTATATAGTTATACTCATGCAATATTAAACGATAATGATTCAGATTTTATTATGGGTATTGACGCTGACAGCGTGTTTCATAAACCTATTAATAAAATATGGATAAAAGAAAATGTTTATGAAAGTGATTGTATGTTAACTTATCTAGGTAGAGGTAGTCAATATAGTGAATGTGGTTTTTTAGGTTTTAATATGAAACATCCTGAAATTAAGAACTTTGCTAGAGCAATGCAACATATGTATAATACAGATAAGTTGTATAAATTAATTGAATGGCACGATAGTTATATTTGGGACCATGTAAGAAAAGAATTTGAAGAAAAGGGTGTTAAAAATAAAAATATAGGTGATGGTGGTAAAGGTCATGTACAAGCTAGGTCTTGTTTAGGCCATATATATGACCATATAAAAGGACCTACGAGAAAAGTACAAGGTTTTAGTGGAGAAAATAAAAATTTAAAAGTTAAAAAAGGAGTTTATACATGATTAATGTTTTTATAGGTTATGATAGTAAAGAAAAGGTATCTTTTAATGTATTATCATATAGTATATTAAAAAATTCAACTAAACCAGTTGCTATTACACCAATATATTTAAATAATATCAAAGATGATTTTGTAAGAGAAAGAAATAGTTTAAGTAGTACAGAGTTTTCATTTAGTAGGTTTATTATACCTCACCTTATGAACTACCAAGGTTGGGCGTTGTTTATGGATTGTGATATGTTAATGGAGGCAGATATTAATGAACTATGGCGATTAAGAGATGATAGATATACCGTACAAGTTTGTAAACACGATTACACACCAAAGAGTAAAGTTAAGTTTTTAAATCAAGTACAAACAGTTTATCCTAAAAAGAACTGGTCTAGTTTTATGTTAATGAATTGTAAGAAGTGTACAACACTTACACCTGATTATGTAAACAAGGCAAGTGGTTTAGAACTACACCAATATAAATGGTTAGAAAGTGAAGATTTAATTGGTGATTTACCATTAGAGTGGAACTGGTTAGCTGGTGAGTATGAACAAAAAGATGATATTAAGAATGTACATTTTACAGAGGGCGGTCCATGGTTTTCAGAATATGAAAAATGCGATTAC